ATCGCCACCATCAAATTCTCTGTTGTTGTTGGCGTCGGCGGCAAAATACTTGATGCCACGGTCAATGTTTTGATTTTTAAATGTCTTGTCGAGATTTTGTGTAATCCATTCTTGCACGGCAGCGGTGTAATCGGATACCGTGACACTGGCGCGACTTAATGCCGCGATACTATCCGCGGGTACCATCAAGCGCATTCTATACCACGTAGTTGGTTGTAATTGCTGACCAAAGCCAAAGTTTCCCGTACCGCCTACTGCTGTATTGGCAGCTTCCGTGGGTTGTGTTGCGGTGTCTGTGACGGACAAACGCATCATGCCTTGTAATCCTGTTGATACATTGGTACCGTGACGTACTGTGCCTGTTAATAGATTATTGGCGCCTGGGGCAAGTTGTATCCACACACCCTTGGCACCTGTGTTTTCTGTATTGGTCATGGTGCCGCCACCAGCATCATACCCAATGGCAAAGTTCATGTAGATGGAATCGTAGGGGAAACCGGCAGCAACATTGGTGACACGGAAGCGCATTCTGATGTAACTGGCATGGGCAAGATTTTGTGCACTTGCCACACTTACATGAATACGATTAATGGCATGGTGAGGAACTGTTGTAGAATTACATGTATATTGGGCATTCATGTAATTGTTCCACCCATTATTAGAGGTGTTATTCGCAGTGCGATTGAAACGACAATTAGGATAATAATTGTTTGTGTAACTAAATGTTGCCGCGGCAGGAATACCTACATCTCGTTGCACATCAATCAATGATATGGCATTCATTTGATGTTGAAAATCAAAGAATACAGAACGAATGGTAGTTCCATTGGGATTCAACTTCACTTCAATGGCAATGGTGTCATCTTTTGCGATAGCACCACCATTTACATCGGTTGTTATTACGTTACGTTCCCACCATAAGGCAGGCTGTGCCATGAGTGAGATGGGTGAAAGCAGTAATACTGCTGCTAAAAAGTGTCTCATATTACTCCGTAAGTTTAGTGATGAGAGCAACGCTGGCCTTCTTCAAGGCATTACTCAAAGAACCTTCTTCTACGACAACTTCCTTTATCTTTTTTCCGTTTTGTGTCAATACACCTTTCATTCGTATAACGACTTCTTCACTATTCTTATGAAATACTGAGATGTTTTTCTTTGTGGTCAACACATCCAAATAGATGATGTCCACTTTCACTTTCAATGGAGCATTAGGATTCAATCCATACTCCTTTTCCAACAATACTTCTTCTAGAATGTTTTTGACGCCAAACTCTAAATTTCTGTTGCCTGCAATGGCGCCAATTTGTACTTTATTTTCCACTTTCTCAACAAAGATTTCCTTTTGTTGATTCACAGGTAATGTTACTAATAAACCAGACATAATGACACCCAAAAATGTAGGCATCACGTTCTTCTCCTATAGGTACGGGAAACCCTGTGAGTTTAGTATTATATAAAAAACTACTCACAGGGTTCAATTTTACTACAGAAGTATTTATACCAAAAAACTCTTAGGGATACAGTAATTCCTTCAATCTATCAGCGGCAAATGATGCCGCGAAAGCATCAGGCTTCACTTTTGGTGTCATTTGACATACTCCACGAATATACCCAATGGCCTGTTGAATGACTACATTACTTGCATGTTCTTCATCTGGATTGATATCCAAGTGAATTTCAACATGTCTGTCAACTAGGGCATCAACCAATTTCAGATATAATTCTGATACTTTATATACTTCATTCATGAGCCGTACAACAGGACGATCCTGTCTTTGGTCGTAATCATTTTCAGTCTGTACTTCACCGAAAATCTTACATCCATGACGCCCGCCGTGATGGACGACCACAGCCAATGTGTAGTCGGCCATCCAACGACCGTTTTTGTTGTAGCGTTCTGAGTCGGCTCCCAGATACACGCAGCTTTCAGGGGGTTGATTATTAATGTATTCAATAATATGTTCAATATCCATGGGCTTTCTCATAACTCCTCCTAAAAACTGCTGTAAATGTTATGGAACAATAACTACTTTTGCATTATCGGAAACTGTTCCAATTGATGCTGAAACGAATGTCGTTCCTGGGGCGATACCCAACAAAAGACCAATGTTAGAAACTCGTGCTGTTGCACTGTTAGTAGTAGTCCACTCAAACGGGCGACCATTCAATGCTGCTACACTTAGAGGAACACTATCAGCATCAAATGCTGTGGCTGTGTATTGACGGGTAGCGCCCACCTTCAGGTCTGAACTATCAGGTGAAACAACAATGTAATCAATACCCACTTCCGTGACATTTACTACTAGTGTGCCGACTCGGTTCTCGACAACACAAGTAACAATGGTAGTGCCATAGGTGAGACCTGTAAGTACGCCTGTTGAAGAAATCGTGGCAATGGACTCATCACTACTATGCCAACCAAATGTACGCTGCGCAGCAGTTAGTGCAGTACCTGAGCTGTTACGCAATTCAGCAACAAGTGTAGCGGGGCGACCCACATGAGCAGGCTTAGGTAACGTGAGAAGTACACGGGCAACAGGGACTAGGGATACAGTAACGTTCAATGTACCTGTCTTTCCACCTGTAGTGGCTGTAATGGTAGTAGTACCCGCTGACAATGCCGTAATCAATCCAGTTGCAGATACAGAGGCAACGGTGGGCGTGCTTGATGTCCAGGTCGTGGTGAATGATGTGAGGGCATTGTTTCCACTGTCCCGTGCAACAGAAGTTGCCTGTAATGTCTGCCCAACGAAAAACGTGGGTGGGACAGTTGCGGTGACACTGACCGTGGCTACTGTAGGATCAACTACGAATACGGGAACCGTTGTGACCTTACCTTCAACAGAGGCGACAATGCTTGCTGTGCCCTTGGTGACACCTGTAACAGTTGCCGTGGTTGCTCCTGCCGTGATTACATTAGCAGTAACAGTGGCAACAGAGGTGTTGTTTGATGCCCAGGTCACGGACTTGCCGGTCATGACAGAATCACGCTGATCCTTCACAACTGCTGTCAATGTGACAGTACGTCCTGCCTCTACTTGGGAAGCGGTAGGCGTCACGACAATGGTTGTGACCTTAGGTTCAAATGCGGGCACGGCGGTGACATTATCCTGACACGCCATGAGTGAAAGTGCTGCAACTGCTGTAAACAAAATACGCTTCATTATATACTCCTTTAATATATGAGTTCTCGATACAACAGAGTGTTATATCTTGTGTAACCGCCGAACCATGTTCAGCAAGGACGAGGCCGGATTCGAACCGGCGGCTTTAGAGTTTTGCAGACTCTTGCATTGGGCCTCTCTGCCACTCGTCCAACTTAGTATTGTTTTGTATCTATGGCGTGTTGAATGTCTCCGCCTTGTAACTCGCTGACACCATTGCTGGTGCCAACGGATCCAGAAATGACAAATGCAAATACAATGAACATGATTGTTGCTATTATTGCAATGATGTCAGGTAGTCTGTCTTTTTCTTTCATGTTTTCTCCTTGTAAGTCGGGATGACTGGACTTGAACCAGCAACCCCTCGCTCCCAAAGCGAGTGCTCTGCCAATTGAGCTACATCCCGTATGATTGTAATCTACTCGGTTTCTTCACTTTTGTCAAGTCTAAGAATCTTTTTTCCGGTAAATTTTTTATTATAACCAATAGTCATGTGATATTCGTAGTACCAATCACCACGAATATATCCTTCTAATTCTAATTTTAACAGAAACAGAGATAAACGCATTTCCTCTATTTCTTTGTCAGTTGTTTTTTTCATATGCGCCTAAAAGGATTCGAACCTATAACCTTCTGATCCGTAGTCAGATGCTCTATCCAGTTGAGCTATAAGCGCCTAACAAGAATACATTCCGTAATTTCTTTTCCCAATGCATATCTACATCCTCGAACATCCACAATCATTGTTGAATCTTGATTGCGTAAAGGACATATTGCACACCCCTCCATGATGCCCAATGAGTGTAATCGTTCAAGATATTCCACATTGGATTCCAATCCTATAACTTCTAATTGTTCATTATTATTGGCATCAGATAATTTCATATAATCATAATCATATTGCCAATAGTTCATCAATATTTAGAATACGATAGTTAGGACCAATCACTGACCGATGCATATGCCCAGAGTAAATCATGGGATTACCCAGACGGTCCCAGATGCGTTGAATCACATCCATATTTACATCATGCCAATCCTTGCCAACACCAAAATATAATTTACCACTATCATCAAAATGTGTCTTACACACAGATGTAGGAACATCATGGGTAATCAATACATCAATCTGTTTTCCTTCAGCATTTTCAAATAACCGTAATACTTCATGCCCTGAAATATTTTCTTCTTTATCCCAATGCCAACCTTCACGTAAACGCATATCTTTATCAATACTGGCAGCACCACCCATGAAGGCGATAGTGCGCCCATCTATTTCCATAACCGTGCCACGTGGTATATAAAACAAATTGGCATCATGCCATACCCGTGTTACTGTTTCATAACGTACCCAGCGGCTACAATCATCATGATTTCCTTCAATGAAGTAAACAGGTATTGAAGAATTTTTACACATTTCATAAAATTCTCCTTCATTTCGTTTACCTTGAAATAACCCAAAATCGCCTACTTGAACGAGAGCTGTTGCATCACATTCCATTGCCTTCTGAATTGCAGAGCGAAGGCGTGATGTATTACCATGAATATCGCCAAGAAGTAGAATCATAACATCTCCTAACTATTGAAAAAAGCGGAAGGTGAGGGATTCGAACCCACATAACCTTTCGGTCGGCTGTTTAGTAGACAGCTGCAATACCATTATGCGAACCTTCCATTAGCGCCCCTGGCAGGACTCGAACCCACAACCAAGAGAGTAGAAATCTCCTGCTCTTCCAATTGAGCTACAAGGGCAAAGTCGTCCCTCAGGGAGTTGAACCCCGGACCTTTCGTGTATCAGACGAACGCTCTAACCAAGCTGAGCTAAGGGACGATGGATTGTGCAATTAAATTTTTAAACTTTGTGGTTGACCACCCGTGACTTCTATCAAGATAATGAATAGGTATTCCTAAATATTTTCCTGTAAATTCTTTATTGATATAATCATCACCTAAAAATCTAACGTTAATTTTTAATGATTGTAATGTTTTTACGAGGTCATCTTCAGTTTTATATACTATGACATCATCAATATGACGGATACTCATTAGGATGTCTATACGTTCTTCAACTGAAAGAATAGGTTTTAATTTTTTTGGACGTTCAACACTAGGATCTTCATGTAACAGTATGATAAAATAATCGCAATTCTTTTTACATTCCTGAAACATTTTTATATAACCAGGATGTATCACATCAAAATTACCAGCTATCGCGCCTATTTTCATAATATCCTCCAATCATGGGGGTGGAAGGATTCGAACCTACTAGGCCTAATGGCGACAGATTTACAGTCTGTTGCAGTCCTCCAACTCTGCGGCACCCCCAAAGTTAGTAGCACGGGTGGGACTTGAACCCACATAAACCCGCCTTATGAGAGCGGTGCCTCAGCCAGTTCAGACCACCGTGCCATTTTTCTTTGTTCCAACTCTTGTAATATAACAGTTTTTTCTTCGTTTGTCAAGTGTCTCCATTTGACAATTTCATCTATATGCCGGAAACAACCAAAACAATAATCATCTTGGAGTTTACATTGTTTGACACAAGGACTTTTAACTTTTTTCATACGGGATGGACGGGGGTCGAACCCGCGACCTTCCGAGTGACAGTCGGATGCTCTAACCAACTGAGCTACCACCCCAGTGTTATGGAATATATGTGAACTCCACAACGATACAAATTCTTGGTTCATCATTATCATGTTCAGATACAGCATGAGAAATTTCTGTATCATGTAGTACTAATTCACCTGTTCGCGTTCCTGCAAATACAACATCACCTATTGCATAATCTGAAATCTTTGTCATGTACACACCGTCGCGCACAAACACTAAATCACTTCCATTCTCTGGGATATTCACATAAAACACACCAACGCCGTGATTGGGACCTCTGTGATTGTGTGTCTGTCCTTCACACCCACGAAACATTTTATTTGTCCATGTGCGAACAAATTGAATACTGGTGGGTGTGAAATCTACGAAATGGGGTGCTGCTTCCATTAATCGTTCATGAATCCAACGCTCTAGATTTTCCGCACCGGGCAACTTCAAAGGAAGTAGAAAATTCTTTCCTACTGTTGTTTGGGCATCACCCACCTGTTCATTCGAAACGGTGTCTCGCATTGCTGGGTGATTGAACAATCTATTTAAATTATGAAGAAAATTTTCATTGGTGTAAAACTCCACTTCATCACATTGAAACCGAATAATTTTTCTGTTGAATACATGTTCTACTTTCATGATTCTCTCAACACCTCAGGGTGACGCTTCTTAATATACTCTATAATGAAAGCATGGTCAACACATTCAGAGGTGAGTTTCTCCATCTCAAAAGTCTTGAATAGCTTATCATTTTTATATTTATCGGCGCCAAAAATCTCTAGCTGATATTCATACATTTGACGCGCACCCAACAATCCAAAATAGTTAATACCCGCTCCCACCTGCATATAACTAGCAACACCAAAATATTTTCTTTCGAATCTTCCTGATGTTAACTCAGCATACATGAAATAATATTTTTCAGGTGGAGCATTGTTCACACGAAAGTTTCTCCAAAAATCTGTATCATCTCGCTTCGTTAGATAATGAAAATAAATGAATGCACAAATTTCCTTATTCATTTCACGGACTTCGTTGTTGTATGAATCAACATACGAGAAATTCTTCAACAGATATCCTTCAAAATATTTCACGAACATGCGAAGTGACATGGTTGTTACCCAAATACTTGTAGCTTCCAGAGGTTCAATGAAGTTTGCTGCCAATCCCATTGCCAAAACATTGTGTCTCCAAGGGCGATAGAATGACCCAGGAGTGAATGAGAATGTTTTCGGTGAAGTGATTTCATGTCCAACAAGTTCTTCAATTTCCTGTTTTGCTTGTTCATCAGTAATTAATCGGCCATCAAACACATAACCACACCCATAACGTTCACCCACAGGGATTTTCCACATCCAACCATACTTCATGGCAATTGCCTCGGTGTATGGAGGAATTTTTTCTTCCGTGCGAGGTAAGAAAAATGGAAGTGCACGATTTACAGGAAGATGATTTTCATATGATTCCCAATATTCCTGATAATGTTTTCCAAGAATTAATCTATGGAATCCAGAACAATCGAACACGAAATCAGGATGTAGTACTGCGCCGTTATCCAATCGGATATCAGAAATGTTATGGGTGAAATCTTCTGTCACCGATGTCACCTTTGCATCTATCAATTCAATGCCACGGGACACACCAACATTTTTTAAATATTGCGCCAATAAACGAGCATCAAAGTGTAGTCCTGTATGCCCAAGCTGTGTGAAATGTTCATAGGGATCACTAGTTTTCTTTCCGTTTGTCTTATACTTGACATCATTGTTAGAAGAAACTTGTGCACTGAAATTCACACCATCTAAATTTTTTCCTGCCGCTAGAGCTTCTAAATGTGGTAAAGAAAAGTCAAAGTATGGCACCTTGGGATGTTCAATGGTAACTTCACCTGGATCGGAAAAACCATGAAAATAATGTTCACCGTCGCCGTTCCAATTGGTGAACTTAATCCCATTTTTAAATGTGCCTTGGGCATGATACACAATATCAGCAGGAGAAATATCAATGCTCTGCAAGAATTCAATGAAATTCCAAACAGTGCCTTCGCCCGCACCTAGAATACCGATATCACTACTTTCAATCACCGTGATGTGTGCCTTGGGGATATTCTTTTTCAGAAATAGAGCTGACAACCAACCAGCAGTCCCGCCACCCACAACAACAAATTTATAATTATCAGGAATCATAGTATGTGTTTTGCAAGTACCATACAACTAATCCATGCCCATAATGTATTGAATCCTACCAGGGTGGGGAGAAGTTTTTTATTACTTGCCCAAATTAAGGTTAAACTTGTGAACAGCGTAAAGAAATATAACCACCAGATACTAACATTGAAGATTAATCCTGGGACAATGATAATAGCCTTGGCAAACCAGCTCAAGGCTTCAACAATGTTATAATTGGTCCAATATTCTCGTTTCGTCCATAACAAATAACATTCACGAACCTTTTCCCATCCTATGTGTTTATACACAACAAGAGTGAGAATGATCCATACACCTGTGGCAATGATAAACTTATTTACAGAGTCCATGTTTCACCGGTCTCCCATTTTCATCAACAGCAACAAAAATCATTTCATCAATATTAACAATAACACGCTGAGTTGTCAAGTCCCGTACCTGAACCTCAAGCGTGATGCTCGTCTTGCCTACTTTCTTTAGTGCAACGCCAATTTCAACAATGTCTCCTTGAAAGGCAGGAGCAATGAAGTTGATGGCGGAGATGCTTTTGGTAACAACTCTACGATGACGTAATTCAATACTGGCGTAGATTGCGGCCTCTTCATCAATCCACGCCAAACATCTTCCTCCAAACAAGGTACTGCCCGCATTTAAATCACCGGGTTGTACGAGCTTTCGTGTGAGAAATCTCATAGAAAAAATTCATCATCAGTGCTAGATACAGAACTGCCGAGTGTGAATTTTTTTTCACGATATTCATCAAGTTCACGATATTCATCAGCCAAATTAATGATGGTCTCTTTCCAAGAGTCAGGACAAAAGGTTAATCCAATAGCCAGTACACGGCATGCATCAAGAAATTCATTCAACGTGATGTCAGCAGGAAGTTCTACTGTAATCTTGTTGTTGTAACTCTGAGCGGTGAGTGTGGTCTTTTCATATTCATATTTTTTATACATGATTTAGTCCCATAAACTTTCGTAATATTTTCCAAACAATCGAAGTCCATTAATGATACGTACTTGGTTTACATATTTTTCCACCCAAGTACAATTTTGTTTACTTTCAAACGCAAAAATCATTTCATCAAGAACATAATCCCACCGCTTGAAATGATTGTCATCCGTATCCCACTCATTTTCAGTTGGTGGAGCTGCTGATTTGCGGAGGTGTTCAGGTACATCTTCGTCATCAACATATGGCGCGCCCTGTTTTGTTTCCTTCAATTGCTTGAGCATAGGAAGAATGATATGCGCCAATGTCACATCCATACTCCACGTATCCCATGGATCAATTTTCACAGAAATCTTCCGTTCTTTGTTTGGATCTTTTGGATAGCGACCAATGGAAACTTTCATATTAAAACCAGCGAATCATACCAATCATATCAATGAGTAGCCAAACGGCATTGACAATAACCATGGGATAATCATGCTTCTTATAGAAGCTATGTAACATGCCTCCATGACCAAAAAAGAAAAACACATAGGGAATAAACAGAGGTACAGGTAATCTACCCGCAAGAATAACACCGCCAATAATCAGCAGTACCACCGCCCACCACTTGCGTTTCACAATAATGTGTTCTTCTGTTTCTGTTAACGTTCTGGGTTTTGCAAATAAAATGTCTTTCATAATATCTCATTAAGTTAAATTAGCTCCCAGAGAGGGACTTGAACCCCCGACCCGGTGATTAACAGTCACCTGCTCTACCGACTGAGCTATCTGGGAATGGTTGCACTACAATGCCTCCGGACGGAGTCGAACCGCCGACGCCCAGCTCTTCAGGCTGGCGCTCTACCAACTGAGCTACAGAGGCGTTTCAAAGAGCGGGAGATGGGACTCGAACCCACGACAACTTGCTTGGCAAGCAAGTACTCTACCAACTGAGCTACACCCGCAACAGCAAAACAATGTGCCCCGACTAGGACTCGAACCTAGAACCTGGTGATTAAGAGTCACATGCTCTACCATTGAGCTATCGAGGCAAAAGAGCTAGCAGACGGGTTTGAACCGACGACCTGCTGATTACAAATCAGCTGCTCTACCAACTGAGCTATGCTAGCGTACATCTATTTAGACAAGCACGTGATGGGAGTCGAACCCATGTCTCTAGCTTGGAAGGCTAGGATAATAGCCGTTATATGACACGTGCAACTACTTTATTCAGAAAAATACTTATCCAATGTTTCCAACTTATCTTCGGCATCAACAAGCATCTGTAATGCTTCTTCTGCGTTCTTATAGAAATCACCTGTTGAGTGGTCACCGATACCTACCGGATGATTCATCAATAACTCCAATGAAAGTAGCGCCTTCTCACGTTCTGCTTCGGCCTGTGTGCGAAGCATATTGATAATTCTTTGTTTCATATATCTCTCCGTACCATAATGTAATCCGCCTGGATGGAATTGAACCATCTACCAACCGTTTATAAGACGGCCACTCTAACCGATGAGCTACAGGCGGAATATATTACCAGTGGACTTAAGGTCTGATTGGTTTCCGTTGCTCATCGTCCTACAAGTGCACCCCCTGGGATTCGAACCCAGCCCTAAAAGATTAAAAGTCTCTTGTGCTAACCGCTGACACTAGGGGTGCATTACTACATTAATACATAGTTGGGACGGAACCCGTAGGAGCCCTACGCACCGGTGTTACGACCAGTTCATACCGTCATTGAGGGAGCTAACGTGAAGTGGGTGTGCTTCACTGCCAACTATTTTACTACAGTGCTCCGAGTCGGAATCGAACCGACAAGCCTTTGGGGCGGGAGATTTTAAGTCTCCTGTGTTTACCGATTTCACCATCGGAGCATTTCATTACTGCCATTCATTCATTTTCAATTAACATATGTAATATACTACAGTGTACTTCATTTGTCAAGCCCTTCATGCGCCCAGAGGGAGTTGAACCCCCACGGTTCTTCACCGCCAGATCCTAAGTCTGGTGCGTCTGCCAGTTCCGCCATGAGCGCGCACACGCCGGGAGGGAATCGAACCCCCAACCCCTGGTTTTGGAGACCAGTGCTCTACCAATTGAGCTACCGACGCTCATTCATCTACTTCTTCAATTTCTACAGGACCGTAGAATGTAATCTCTGAGTCATATGCTTCCCAACCTGCCTCATCCAAGAACATTACTTCTTCAAGAAGTTTCTGTTCTTTTTTCGATAATTCTTCCACCCCATACCTATCTGACCAACATCCATCATTTAAGTTATGGTCTGTGATGTTAAAATCACCTGCAACTAATGGTTCACCTTCTTTCCAACCATTCTCACGGGGGTCATCTTCAACAATCACCTCACCCCACCGATACCATACTTCATCTTCCAGATATATCTTTTTCCCATTGTGTAGCGTTTTCATCCAATAGGTTTTATCAGATACATCCTTCTTTTCAGAATTTGTAATTTTATAAGGCATCAGTACCTCATGATAAAGTCACGGACAGTGAGGGATTCGAACTCTCGGTACCTTTCAGTACGGCGGTTTTCAAGACCGCTGCAATAGACCACTCTGCCAACTGTCCTTATGCTCCGGGCGAGACTCGAACTCGCAATCCCGGGTGGGAAGCGGTTTTTGAGACCGCCGCGTATACCATTCCGCCACCAGAGCCTAATCAAGAATACATGTTTTGTCTTGCCATGACACCCGTTCAGGGTGACATATGATTCTCCACATACCTATTTTATCTTTTTCTGATTTTCTTGTTGTGTATGATTTACAATTGATGATGACATCGGTTGCCTCATGTCGCACATCATTAATATGCACAATCCATATACAATTGTCAAGTGTCTTTACATGAGCATGTATGGTAACTGTATTCATGTTTCTCCTTGTTATGGGTAGTGAGGGACTCGAACCCCCGACCCTCTCGGTGTAAACGAGATGCTCTAACCAACTGAGCTAACCACCCAATATGGATCCAGTCGGGATCGAACCGACGACCTTTCGCTTGCAAAGCGGACGCTCTCCCAGCTGAGCTATGGACCCGTGAGTAGGTCCCGAAGGACCTACTTTGTTACTTGGCTACCACTGTGTCAAGTGGTGTGCTGGTTACTGCACTGTCAGGAACCGTTACAGCAGCTGCCGTATCAGCAGGGGCGGCAACTGTGGTATCAACTGCGGTTTCTTCCTTGCTACCACAAGCGGCAAGACCAACAAGTGCTACTGCAAAAATCATATTACGCATATTATCTCCTTTGTTTGTTTTTTATTGACGGGTACTACATTGCCCTCCATGGAATCGAACCACGATTCGTTGATCCAAAGTCAACTGTATTGCCATTATACGAGAGGGCAGTAGAGGGGTGACAATTGAGGTATGTTCCAGATACCCAAGGATGTCGCGCGGTCTAGACCCGCTCCCCTTAACCTTTTGCAACATCCGAGACGTTGCCAAGCCCATATTCCTGCGCCGAATATGAATAGCGGTAGAGTTCTGCATTTAACGTCAAATCACCCTACAAAGTTGACGAGAAGTACCGCGTATGGGAATCGAACCCATCTTACCAGAGTGAAAGTCTAGCGTCCTAACCGATAGACGAACGCGGCGTAAGTACTGTAGTTGTCAACTAGCGAACACATATGTAATCTAACACAGTGTCCTTCGTTTGTCAAGCCCTACTTTGAAACTTTTTGTTGTTTTTCACTATACTTAAATATAATACCCTGGGACTCATTTGTCAAGCCCCAGGGTACGTAGATGTAGATTACACTTTACGTCTTTTTGGGCTTTTTCTTTTTTGTTTCTTGTGCTACTTCTTTGATATTAATCTTTGCACCTAAGGTTGTCAAGACCTCACGCATGTTTGGATACACTTGAAGTAATGTTTGATCCTTAATGTGGACCATGACATTGGCTTCTTTCCAGTGCATTCCTTCGAGCATTTGTAACCAACTAAGCTCTCTTTTGTGTGTAGGTATTTGTTGCATGGAACCTTTAGGTAGAAAGTTTTTTATTCTACGAAATTCCTGACGTGCTGTGGTATGGGAAATACCATCAGGAATGGCTGTTTCAGGCTTATACGTATCAGGCATACCGTCAGGTAACCCTGATAGTTTTTCTTCAGCAATAACTGCCATACGCATCAAGGGAGCAAATGTAACATCCAAACGTGCAATTTCTCTGGCACGATTTACTTGAATTTCAAGTGTCTCACCTTTAGCAATATAATCTAGTTTTTCATTTAACAACATGACCGCTGTTGCTTTCATATCAGAACTCCGTGATGTGCTCCATGAGATTCTTCATCTTGTGAGCAATAAAATAATTTAGCAATTGTGATTTATCCCGAACATCCTTTTGAGATGTGAAGTTATTTATAATAGTTTGGCCAATCTCCTCTGGGATATTTCGCAAGTCCACCAAATTGGCATTACGACGAATGTTTGCCTCATGGGGTGTACCATCCCAATGTGAGATGGGTAGCTTCTTCCATTCTTCCAAATCCTTTTTACGAATAGGCTTCTGCCGACCACCGCTTACAAACACATCGTCCGGTGAAAGAAAGTTAGGTACACCGTCACCCTTGTCACCCAATAGAATATGTTCCATGACAATCTTATCAATGCTTTCTTCCGCCTTCACCCACTTCTTGTGGATGGGGCTATACTGCTTCACGTTCTTGTAACGTTGAAGCTGTGTGAAGTCATGGTCGCCTGATAGGATCAACACAGGTTGCGGGACCATATCAAGACCTTCTTGAACAAGGTCATGGTCCTGTGACCAAATTACCAGTGATGCAATAATGTCATCGGCTTCTGCCGTTTCCGCCTCAACAACAGGATAAGGGAAATGCTCGGCAAGTTCCTGCTTGATTTGATTCAACGCCTCGAAAATGGCATGCCAGTCGAAACCAGAATCATCTCGCGCCTTCTTTCTATTTGCCTTGTAATATGGGAACATCTTCTTGCGCCAATAATGTTTATTATCACAGGCAATAACAATTTCCCCAAACTCTTTTCCATACTTCAGCTTATAGCTGCGTAGTGCGTTAATAATCATATGGCGAATAAGTGGCGTACTGATTTCTGCGTCAGTCCGCCCACGAAGCTCTGCCATGAGAGTGCTAATTGCCGTCTGGCTATAATCTACAATAATCATGTTACCTCTGTAAGATATATTTCACAATCAGGAGTGGGATCCCGATGGCAAAGATGTAATGTACGTACTACAGTGTGGTTACCTGAAAGCACTTGATGAGCACAGTCATCACATAAAACATAACGAATATGCAAATATTTGTCAAGATCCATGAATTCAGGACGATAGGTTAAACCAATTTGTTCAACCCCCTCATCCTTTTTTCGCTGATAGAAAAGTGCACAACACATTGGGATGTTACTATGTATCCCAAAATGATAATGAAAATTATCCATTAATCAAACAGGAGGATTGAATGAGGACTGGTCCCAATGGGGTTTTGTAAAGACACCTCGACCCACAAGGTCTTCAAATACAGCGAACGTTGCACTATGGCGAGCATTATACAACTCCTTCAATCCAATAAGAATGTTCAAGAGTCGATCCTTATCCCGTGCGTTGATATCCATGTTTCCTACCATTGTAGCCACGAGGTCAATATCGTCAGTCACATGCCAGCACTTCATCAACATATCTTCCAAATCAAATTGTGTATTCATTAGTCAATCCTCAACAGAATGAGATTAGTATTAGTACGTCCAGTCATGTCCTTACACTTTGCACGAATGCCATCAAACCAATTGACCGTCTGATTCTTTCGGAGCTTCATGATTTCGGGAATTTGTTCCTCGGGCTTACGTAGAATTTTCTCGCAGGTCACCTTGAATCCCTCAATCTTTGTACCCTTCACAAACAAACTGTTCTTCAATTCTGCCTCATAGTATCCAAGTCGGCGCTTCTTGGTATCATAGACCCAAATCATATTGGCGCCGATGATATCAACCGGATTCAAACTCTGAATGTTCAGTTCTGGGAAATCCTTCATGAAGCGAAGCTTGCTTGCCATCTTCTTCTTGTCCACAGGCTTCTTCTTGCGAATACGCTGCGTCTTGATCCGTGTGGATTGCTGTGAAATGGTATCCATGACCTGAGTGAAAGTATCAATAATCTTTTTGAGATTACGCCTTCCGATATACTTGTATCCCTGGGCAAGCTGTTCATCGTCACCAGAATATGCCTGAATCCATTCAATCAAATTGCGATTCAAATAATCCTGAATGAGCTTGAGCTGCGGACCCTTGAAATTTTGTGACAGAATATCTCCCGAAATGTCCTCGGGCGTAGCCAAATTATCTTCAAAGGCATCATCCACGCGGACATCTAAGTCAGATAGAATGGATGCTACTTGCGCACGGATTCGTTCTTGGATTGAAGGAACACTCCTAACTTTAGTAGATGTTTGGGTGGTAACCTTCTTTCCAGAAATGCCGGTGAACTCCATGATGTAATTACGGATATGTTGTGAATCTTTAGACTTCAACGGAAATCCCTGGAGGTGAATTCGAGCAAGAGCACAAATGGTTTTATTCACAAAAGAAAGTTTCCTAAATGCTTCAATGTCTCGCTTAGCTGAACTTGAGCGATGCTCACGGATCCACTGCTCCATATATTTCTGATAATCTTTATCAGAAGCACAATAGTTGTGCCAATTCAAAGCTTTACTTAACTCAGAATTATATTTCTCTTCCGAAACAAGTTCAGACCAGGTGGGTTCATCGCCCAGAAAAGCTGCCTCTGACGCTGGAGGAAGAACAGAATGAAGTTTCGACATAATTAGATGGCAATCTTTTTAAGTGAGTCCCAACGGAACGAACGCCAGGCCTGATTTTCCATGTCCCATACCGGACATACATCAGGATTAACCTTTCGAACTGAGGTTGGAGTTTCAGATTCCTCGCGGGCAGGGATAAACTCCTCATTCAAGGTGCACTTCATCACCCGTTCAGAACCGTCCGCCTTGGTGAAGGTAATGTCAATCACTGAAGCACGAAGAATGTTCTTCACACCTTCACGAACAACTGGATCAAGATAATTCATACTGCCTCCATTTTTAGAGTATACTTAAATATAACACACCGAGGGCAGTTTGTCAAGTCCTTTGTAAGTGCTTATAAATCAACAACTTACCGTCATTTAGGCTTCTTTACTATACGGAACCAACTACCTGGATTCCAATCTGTATCCATTTTAGTGGTATTGTTGGGGTTAATAGCAGATTCAGATTTGATGGTTTCTGCAAAATTCTTTGTAGGAGGAATAATAGTTTTAGTAATTTCTAATGGTTTATTCTTCATAGAAATGTTAGCAGCAATCACCATGAGAATTGCCAGTGGGTCAAACACAAAGATTAACAACAATACAAGTAACCGAACTGCTTTGTCAATAGTACTGGTATCATCTGCACCATACACTAACTGTGCCACATACTTAATAGGCCCTACTTCTGTTTCCAATTTTCTTTGTCCTAGATTCAATTCTGCTTTCTGCTTCTTCAACTCAGCAATCTTTTGATTGCTTGTGGCAATTACAGAATTTAAATCTGTGCGTTCCCGGCGTTGACTATTACGTACTTGAATAGCGCGTTCAACCCGACTACTATCATTTAAGTTACTAACTGCTTTGTCTAATTGTTGTAACGTGGTGCGTGACACACTCACGTTGTCTTGTTCAATGGCAATTTGTGCATCCAACAAAGCAATTTGTTCCGAGTTGGCATCCAATCCTTCTGTGCCTTCAGCATAGGCACGGGTGAGAT